GTGTTACATGGGCAGCTTCGGATAAAGGAACTAAAATTATTTATGCAACTGCGGATGATGGAACGAATCCAAATATTATTGACGTTGGAATGGGTAATGTAACTCTTACAGGAACACAAACTTTAACAAACAAAACTTTAACAAGTCCTAAAATTGGAACTTCAATTTTAGATACTAATGGACTTGAATTAGCTCTTATAACAGCTACAGGATCTGCAGTAAATGAATTCACGATAGCTAATGCAGCAGCAGGTGCTGGACCTACTTTATCGGCAACAGGTAATGAAACTAATGTTGATATAAATGTAAATCCTAAAGGATCAGGAGTACTTAAATCAGGAACAGCAGCAGTTAAAGTTGCAGGCACAGAAACTATGTACGTCCCTGCTACAGCTATGTACCCAGCGACAACAAATGGAGCAGAAGCAGCTCAAACAGAATTAACAGCTGGAAATCCAGAATTAAAAGCTCTTGCTTTTGACACAAGTACAGCCGAATCAGTACAATTTAATGTATGTTTTCCTAAATCGTGGAATGAAGGGACAGTAACTTACCAAACTTACTGGTCTGCTTCTGCCACTGATACGGGTACAGGAGGATTTAAATTATCAGGGGTTTCTATCGCTAATAATGTTGATTATGATACTGCATTTGGAACTGCAGTAGCAAATACTGCATTAGCAGCTAGCGGAACGCAAGATGATTTAATGGTTAATGTAGTAAGTGGAGCAGTCACTATTGCTAGTGCAGCTGTAACCACAAATACAATTTTCAAATTAGAGCGAAACGTCGCCGTAGACACTAATACAGGGGACTTAAGATTAGTAGGAGTTTCAATACTCTATACTACTGACGCAGCTAACGACGCATAGGAGAAATAAAGTATGTCTTTTGGATATCAGGTTTTAGGATTCGGGAGTGGTGGTAGAGCAGCTACAGTTGAAGCAACTGGTGGTAATGCCATTACTGAAAATGGAGATTATCAGGTTCATAAATTTACTTCACCCGGACAAATTACTTTTCAAAAAATTTCTTCCCCAGTTTCAGTTGAATTTTTAATGGTTGGCGGCGGTGGAGGTGGTGCTGACGGCAGTGGTGATGGCGGCGCTGGTGGCGCTGGCGGTTTACTCGAAGGCGCAGCTACTAGTTTTACAGCAGCAGCATATGCAATTGCTATAGGAAGCGGTGGCGCAGGTGCAGGACAACCTCAAAATGCTACCTCAGGTACCGCGGGCGGCAGTAGTACTTTTGCTGCTTCTCCTACTACTACTACAAATATGACAGCTCAAGGTGGCGGCGGTGGCGGCGCTGGCGCTGGCGGAAGTGGAGGCGGAGGAACAAGAGGCGCCGGCGGTCCAGGACAACAAGGCAATGATGGACAAGGAACCGGATACGGAAATAATGGCGGTTCAGGTGGCATGGGACACTACTCAGGCGGTGGCGGTGGCACTGGAACTGCAGGCTCAGCTGGTAATGGTGGTCAAGGAAGACAAAATGATATTACAGGGGCCCAAGTATACTACGGTGGAGGCGGCAGTGGATCTGTTCAATCTGGACCGATGTCTTTTACAGCAGGACAAGGTGGAGGAGGAGCAGGAAGCAATACTTATGGCCAACCAGTCTCTCCTGGAACTGACGGACTTGGTGGGGGTGGAGGAGGATCTGCTGATGCTCCTAGTGGAGGAAACGGAGGAGACGGAGTTGTATTCGTAACTTACGACCAATACGCTTAATATTATGTCACAAAGATTCGCTAAATTAGATGGAAACAATATTATTAATATAGAAGCTTTAGACGATTTATATTGCACTAATGTCGATGGTGTAATTGATGAGGCTACTTCGGCAAATCATTTTAACAAAACTAATGTAGATCCTGCCAATTATAAAATGGAAACTGCAGCTAGAGTTAACTCACCTGCGACAGGTGGAACTTATGATAGTGTTAATGATAAATTTATTAAACTTAAACCTTATTCTACTTGGGTATTAAACGAAAGCACTTGGCAATGGAGTCCCCCTAGTGGATTTCCTGCTGATAGTATAGAAAATGGTGGTTCCACAAACTATATCTGGAATGATTCCACTTCCTCTTTTGATGAAGTAGTAAATACTCCAGAAGTTTAAAACTTATTTTTTCCCCACATATTTCAATCCTATTGACTACCATAATTGGTATGATATAATTAATACCAAAGCTCTTGAGAATGAATACAGTAGACTTAGATAAAATTATAGTAGTGGGTGGTGGAAGTGCTGGTTTAATTTCAGCTCTTATTTTAAAAACTACTTTTTCAAATAAATTAGTTCAGGTTATTAAATCAGAGAAAGTTGGAATTATTGGAGTAGGAGAAAGTACGACAGAACATATATCTAGGTTTATGCGTCATGTAGGAATATCTCATGAGGATCTTATTAAACACTGTGGTGCTACTCTTAAAGGTGGAGTTTATTTTCAAGGATTTAGTCCTGATGATTTTATGCACCATGTTAGTTTTCCCTACACCTTTAAACGAAATGATTATCATTTAATGTATGGACAACTTATTGGTTATAAGAAGAAAAAATTTAATATGTATCCTGAATTCTTTAATTACGCCGAGATCCCTGTTAATATTTTTGATACAGATGAATGTCCCATTCATCAATACCACATAGATACATTTAAATTTAATACATACTTATTAAAATTATGTGAAGAGCGTGGTATTACTGTTTATGAGGGTGAGATTAAGGATATCATTCTCAATGATAAAGGAGATGTGGAAAAATTAATAAGCCACAATCATCCCTATGAGCATAGAGCCGATCTTTTTATAGACTGCACAGGTTTTAAAAGACTGTTGGCTAAACGTTTAAATTTTGAATGGGTTTCCTATAAAAAATACCTACCTCTTAATTCAGCAGTTGCTTTTCCTACTGAAGAAACAGAAGAATATAATTTATATACTTTAGCTAAAAGTATGAAGTCTGGATGGTTGTGGAGAATTCCAACTCAAACTAGAACAGGAAACGGATATGTGTTTAATAAAGATTTTACTAGCCCTAGTGAAATTGAAAAAGAAATTCAATCACTTTATAAAAAAGACATTAAGATAGAAAGATCTTTTGAATTTGAGCCAGGATATTATAAAGAAATGTGGAAAAATAATGTCGTGGTAGCTGGTGTAGCTAGTAGTTTTATAGAACCCCTAGAAGCAACTTCTATTGGAAGTACAATTCAACAAATGTTTATTCTTATTAATTTCTTAGCGGCCACTGATAAAAAAACCAGTAATAAACAATATACTTATTTAATGGAAAATATATTTAATTTTGTAGCTTTACACTATCAAGTTAAAAAAGATGGTTCTGATTTTTGGAAACATATTAAAAATGAACTTCCCCTAACTGATTATCTAAAAGAATATTTACCTATTTGGAAAAAACGACTTCCACAAGATTGTGATTTTTTAGGGAATTGGAATATGTTTGTGGGAGCTAATTTTATTAATGTATTATTTGGATTAGATCTTTTAGATTTGGAAGCTATTACTAAAGAGTGTCGCCTTCATCCGTTTGGAGAAAGATTTAATGTTACTAAACGATTTAGAAGGCAAAGAAATTGGGAAGCCCAGTGTCTTAAAATATCACATAAAGCTTACATCGACCTACTTAAAAATAATAAAGATAAAGAGCTACAAAGGAAAAATGAGATCTACTAAATTTTATAGAGCAGAAACACCGGACCTTAAAATAGCTAATTATCTTCCTAATTGGGGAATCCTCTCGGGAAAGATGCCTGCTTCTTTATTTACATCTGTTAAAAAGGAAGTTAAAGAGATTGAAAAAAATTTTAAAAAATCACAGTTCTTTGGTCATAACTTAGCTGGCAATATAAAAAGAGAATATCAACTTAAAAAAAATCATAAGAGTATAGAGCAATTTATGTTCGAAACGTCTAGAGAGTATAATGATGCCTTTGATTATATGCGTCATGTTAAGGTTGGAAACGCCGATGTTCCAATGATTATAGATAAGGCTTGGGTTAATTTTCAAGATAAGCATGAATTTAATCCAGCACATGCTCACAGCGGAATATATAGTTTTGTGGGTTTTATTCAAATTCCTTATTCTACAGACGACCTTAAAAAAAGTCCGGGGGCTAAGTCCAATAATCCGTGTGCAGGAGGGCTGTCATTTATGTATAGTAATATGTTGGGAGGTAGTATGGACTATACTTTTCAAGCCACCAAAGAAGATGAAGGACTATTCTTTTTCTTTCCAGCAAAACTCCAGCATTTAGTTTATCCTTTTTATAGCAGCAATGGATATCGTATAACTATTTCAGCGAATTTGGTTCTGAAATTAAAATGAATTTACATTTATTTTCGAAAGTACTTCAGTTAAGCCACAACGAACATCATTCAGAGATAGAGAAAAATATATCGGAGCGGTGTACAGAAATTAAAAAGAAACGTGCTAGAGGAGGCAAAGGCTGGTTAACTCAGGATGTTTATAATAGTTTTAATGTATATGATATTGTTCAGGACAAAGTTTTTGAATCCCTTAATAATTGGATAGACGATCAGATTATTTCTTATTGTGATTCTTTAAAATATAAAAATGTAATTAAATCTAGAAAGGGATGGTTTAATATTTATAAAAAGGGAGACTTCCAAGAATATCACCAACATGGACAGTCTCACTTAAGTGCTATTTATTGTTTAAAAGGAGATAAGAAAGGGGCGCGAATTTTTTTTAGAAACGAAATGAATATGTTTCCTCCTCCTGTTAAAGAACATACCTCTATTACTGGAGAATATTATTGGATTCCTTTTATTCCAGGGCAACTCGTGATATTTGAAAGTTCTTTGATGCACAGTGTGGAAAAGCATCTTTGTTCAACCTTAAGGTTTAGTTTATCTTACAATTATTGTTTGAAGGAATAGAAATGAAACAAAAAATTATACTGGATAAAAAAAATAAAATTAAAATTATTAAAAACTTTTTAATTCAACCTCATTTTAAGGAGGTTCAGTCCTTATTGATGAGCAGATTTACAGGTTGGTTTTATCAATCGGAGAGCTTATTTGATGTAAACGACCAGAGTTTTTTGTTTCAACATGCCATTTATTTTGAAAAAGAATGGGCGGGCACGCAACCCGTTATTAATGTTATTAACCCCATGGTCTGGGCTATTCAAGAGCATTTAGAATTTAAAAAACTTTCTCGCATCAAAGCTAATTTAACCACTAATCAAACTAAACAGGTCCTTCATCCGTGGCATAAAGATATGGCTTGGCCTAATTCTGAAAAAAACAAAGTAGCTATTTATCATGTTAATACATGCAATGGCTATACTCAAATTGGGGATAGAAAAATTAAGAGTGAAGAGAATCAATTAATTATATTTGATAATGTTAGCCATTGTTATGCAACTCCTACTGATGTTCCGGTCCGTGTAGTTATTAATTTTAATTTTATACTATGACCAGCAAAACCCTAATAACGACCTTTTATTCTGAGTGGCTTATTAAGGGAACTATTATACAAGTGAGAATTAAGGACGAAGCTCTTTTAAAAGCTTTAGAGAAAAAAATAAAAACAAATATAGATCCTAAGTTATCTTATAAAACTAATGTTTATGCAGACATGACTCATTGGGATCAGTTTAAACAAGATGAAGATTTTAAAAAATTATTACACCGGTATCTTGTTTTATGTGGAGAGGCTAATTTGTATCCAGAGCATTATGATAAAGTAAACGATAAATATCATTTTCTAGTTCAAAATGCGTGGGGTACTTTAATGAAAAAAAATGATCGGGTTAAGAGTCATCATCACTTAGGTACTGATTTTGCTAGTGTACTTTATTTTGATAGTCATGCCCCTTTAAATACAGATGCAGGGAACTTTCCTACTGAAAGAGGGTTGATCATAACTCTTCCCTCTTATTGTTTTCATTCAGTAGCAAAAATAACTAAAGACATAACGAGATGCACCTTAGCTTGGAACTGGTCCTTTGCTAAAAGCTGGGATAAAAAGAACCCTAACGAAGAAGATTTAAACTACTAGGTAGAAGGAGAGGATAGATGAACCATATTAAACTTCCTGTGATTTTTGAAAAAGTCTTAGATGAAAAATTTTGTAAAAAAGTATTGAAGGCTCGGGGCACTTCATTGGGTAAAGGTCAGATTGGAGACAACAATACGGTCGATGAAACTATTAGAAAGTCTCAAACAAAATTTACATCTCAAGAATGGTTGTTTAAAGAATTAAACGTTCATTTAAAGAAAGCTAATAAGTTAGGAAACTGGAATTTTGATATCAATTGGTATGAACCTGCTCAAGTCACTAAATATAATAAAGATAATTTTTATAATTGGCATATAGATGAACATGATGCTCCTTATCCTGCGGATCATCCTAATTTAAATTTTAGAAATAAAATAAGAAAAGTTTCTTGTAGTTTACTCCTTTCAGACCCAAAGTCTTTTGAAGGAGGGTCTTTAGATCTTGCTGTCCCTACTTGTCAGAATGGAAATCTGGTCTATAAAAAAATCACTGTGAGGCCTATGGGTATAGGGACTCTTATTTTTTTTCCTTCTTTTATTCCTCATCAAGTTAATCCTGTTACTAAGGGAATTCGACATTCTTTAGTAATATGGGCATTGGGACCAACTTATGCTTAAAAAAATTATTAATTTATTAAACTTAGAGGAAACAACTTTAGCCTCTCAATACTGGCAACTAAGAAAACCGTTTATGAAAAAATGTACTCAGTGTCCTCATGCTGTCGCAGAATATGGAGACCCTTTTAGTGAAGCTTTATTACTATTAAAAAAACCTATTATTGAACAAGCTATGGAGGAAACATTATTACCTACTTATTCTTTCTCCCGATGGTATTTTAATAAGGGGGAACTGCCTCTTCATAGTGATAGACCGTCCTGTGAAATTTCAGTTACAATTAATATCTGTGGTGATAAAGAATGGAAAATCTGGATGAAAAGAAAAGAATCAAAAGCTAAAGCCATGGCTTTAAGTATCCTTCCTGGAGAAGGAATTCTTTATCAAGGAATGAAATATGATCACTGGAGAAAACCGTATAGAGGAAGAGAATGTATGCAAATTTTTCTTCATTACGTTAGAGCCAATGGACCTTTTAACTCTCACTTTAGAGATAAACGTCAAAGTTTTGGAGTTCCTCATGGTAAATGATGATCATCTTAAACTGGCAGGTCAGTTTATATTTCCTGCCTTTAGGGGAAAGTATGAAGGTATCTCCGACACATTAGATATTAGAAAAACTAAATATTATAAACCCACTGGGGGTCAAACCACTGATATTCACAAACAAGACTATTTCCAGGAGCTTATTAAATTAATACAAATATCTGTTTTAAGCATAGCCGAAGATTTTTACCTGGCAAAGCAAGGATATGAAGTTGAAGTTGTTTCTATGTGGCTGAACTCTAAGCCAAAAGGATTAAATCATCCTCCTCATAATCATACCAATACTTTTATAAGTGGGGTGCTCTATCTGGATGGAGAAGTACAGGCTTATCCATCTTTAAAACTATTGCGACCTTATCAACTTCCTATTGTACCACGTGTTAATAAGTTTAATGAAATCAATAGTAATGTTATTGAATTACTCACAGCAAAAGATGAAGTTGTATTTTTTCCTTCTTATATCCTACATTTTGTAGAGACAAATTTAAATGAGAAACCTAGAATCTCTATTGCTTTTGACACTTTACTTAGAGGTAAATATGGTGAAATCCAAAAGAACGGTGTGCCCTTTGGTGATTTTAAAATATAAATATAGTTGATTGTTAACTTTAGGTATATTATAACGAAATTTTAGGATTTTCTATGCTACAAAAAATAGGTTTTTTACCAGGATTCAACAAACAACTTACTCCCACAGGAGCGGAAGCCATGTGGACGGGAGGAGAAAATGTTCGTTTTAGATATGGTACTCCTGAAAAAATAGGAGGC